TAGATTCGCAAGTAACGATCCGTTGCTTAAAGAACATGAAGAGTTAGGACGTCACATAGAGGAGGACCTTTACTCAGCAAATACAAAGGTTGTTTCTATTCCTTGTAAAGATCCGATTCTCGAAAACTATGACGAGAAACTGATTGAACAAGTTGATGAAATCTCTCTTGGTGAGATGCTTGCAACCCAAGCATTCGTCCAAAAAAACTGGGCGGACAACGCCGTTTCATTCACAGTTAATGTAACCCCTGGTCTAGATGAGAATTACTTATCTGAAGTAGTTAAACACTTCTTGCCAAGGCTCAAAGGAACAACAGTTTTTCCTGATCTAAGCAGACCACAATCTCCTTACGAACGGATTACTAAAGAAGTTTTCGAAATGTCTTCTCATGCCGAAGCATCTCAAGCATTGGACGACTGTTCATCGGGAGCATGTCCAGTTAGGTAAACATGAAACAAAGTGATCGAGTAATCGAATTTATTTCTACCTTCTGCACACTTGGGGGTTCCTACCTCAATAAGCCATTTGAAGTTCTTCCATTTCAACGAGAAATAATCGAAAAGATTTACAAAACAGACGAAGAAGGGAAAAGAATTGTTCGAACGGCATTGGTCGGTCTGCCAAGGAAAAACGCAAAGACGACTTTGGCTGCTGCTTTATGCGTCTATGGGCTCATAGCAGATGACTCAGATGCAGCACCTCAAGTAATTGCAGCTGCTGGAGATAGGAATCAGGCAAGACTTGTTCACGATGAGATTAAGCGAATGATTCTCGCTTCTCCTGAACTTAGTTCGGTATGCGATGTACTTCGTAATGAAATACGGTGTGCCAGAAGCAATGGTTTCGCAAAAGTAGTTTCCGCTGACGCAGGACTCCAACAAGGCTTAGGACCGTCCCTATCAGTGATAGACGAATTTCATATTCATAAAAATGATGACTTGTACCAAGCACTCGCTCTAGGTTCAGCAGCACGTAATCAACCATTGACGATTGTTATATCAACTGCTGGATTCGATCTTGAATCACCACTTGGAAAGATGTACCGCTATGGACGACAAGTAGAAAGTGGTGAGATAGATGATGATTCTTTTGCTTTCATCTGGCACGGACCAGAAGACAACGAAGAATACGATCCCAACGATCCTGAAATCTGGAAGAAATACAACCCAGCATGGGGACATTTCATCAATGAAGAAGAATTCAAATCAGCACACAAAAGAACACCTACTGCACCATTCACTCGGTTCAGGTTGAACGGATGGACTAGCACTCAGAATCATTGGTTGCCCCAAGGGAAATTTGAATCCTTAACAACAGACAGGCGTCTTGAAAAAGGAGAACGTGTCGTTCTCGGTTTTGATGGCGCATGGCAGTCGGATTCAACCGCTTTAGTTGCTTGCACAATTGACGAACCTCGTCACCTTGAGTTGCTTGCCGTATGGGAGAAACCCGATGACATTCATGCACAGGGATGGAGGACGCCGATACACGAAGTTAAGGAATCTATTTATTCTGCTTTTGATAAGTACAGCGTTGCTCTCATGGCGGCAGATCCTTGGAGGTTTGAGGAGACGCTACAGAACCTTTCGGAAGAGGGTTATCCAATTCTGGAATTTCCTACTGGTTCAGTACAAAGGATGACTCAGGCAACCCAAGCACTTTACGATGCGATAACCGATGAGACGATCAGTCACAACGGAGATCCAGCAATGAATCGTCATTTCTCAAATGCAATCCTTCGAGAGGATGCTCGGGGCGCTCGAATCACGAAAGATCGCAGAGGTTCAACAAAGAAGATTGATATTGCAGTTGCTTCGTTGATTGCTTATCACACGGCTTTGACGTGGAGGGATGAAGATATTACTGAGCCACAGATGCTCGTTCTTTAATATCCGTAATCGTGATACAGAGATTCAAGGATTGCTGGATAGGCAAGTTCTCTTACGTACTCTGGTACTTCAGGAATTATTTGTTCAAGCATCGTTGGCAGATGCTCTACAACTTCTGAAACTTTGAACTTCAAGAAGAGATTTATTACTTGGTCAGCAAGCGCTTCTGATTGATCGTCAGAAATTAGCATTTGTCCTTCTTCGAGATGCTCTTCAAAAGCTGTAGCATCATCTGCTCTAAGAGCCCCATAAAAGATATTGCAAACTTCTTTGCGTATTACTTGGTTCTTCTCTTCTATGTCTGACGCCATCTAGTAAATGTAAACCTCGAGGGATTTTCATGCCTTATTCAGTAACACAAACACATCCTGATTGTGATGGCTACGGAGTCACTAAAGATTCCGATGGCACTCTCATGGGTTGTCACCAGAGTGAAGATGATGCGAATAAACAAATCGCAGCACTTTATGCAGCTGAAGCAGACCAAAGAGCAGAAGTTGTTCTTGTCTGGGGACCACCATGTGGAGGGAAAACAACCATTGCCAATGAGATGGCACAAAGAGGGGATTTAATTCTTGACAGGGATCTGCTCTACCGAGCCATATCGGGACTGGATCTCTATGACCATGACATGAACATTTCTACTTTTGTTCGCGTTGCATGGGACTCATTACTTAGGGAGCTACAGAGTTCGCACTCCACCCGAGCAATCATTCAGGCTGGGGTGCCAACTCGCTCACAAAGGACTGAACTTTCTTCAGTAATTACTTCTTCTCGTCTGGTCTACGCCGAGCGAGAAATTTGTCATGCACGAGCCGAGTCTGCTGGACGACCAGAGTCTTGGCACCATCACATTGATCGTTGGCATGATTTGTACGAACCGGATCTCGAAAGGATCACACAATGACATTTGAAAGACGAACTGCAACAGAAGGTGTGGAACTCCGAGAAGAAGGAGACACCATGACCGCAATTGGGTATGCCTCTGTATTCAATCGACTCAGCCAAAATTTAGGTGGCTTTGTTGAACGAGTGGCTCCCAATACTTTTGCAAAAACAATTCAAGAATCGGATGTGCGTGGCTTGTTTAATCACGATGCAAACCTAGTCTTGGGACGTTCTAAGTCTGGAACTCTTCGTATGCAAGAAGACGAAAAAGGACTTCGATATGAGATTGACCTTCCCAACACCACATTAGGCAGGGACCTAGCTGCCCTTTTGCAGCGAGGCGATGTCTCTGGCTCGTCCTTCGGGTTCCAGACTATAAGTGACAATTGGGGGACCACGGATGACGGTTACCCACTTCGAACACTCACCGAAGTTCGATTGCGTGATTTAGGTCCTGTTTTGTTTCCAGCGTATGAAGCATCCGAAGCCAGCCTTCGATCACTCGCTGAAGACCGATCAATTGATTTACAAATTCTTGTTGATGCTGCCGAGAGAAATGATCTCCGCAGCGTTCTCGACCCTCAAGAAGAGGAAGACGAAACGGAGCCGAGCGAAACTCACTCTGTCGTCAAACGCTCTTGGGGAATCCGATAGCCGAACGAAATTCACTATCACCCATCCATCCAATAACACTCTTAAAGGAGTTCTAATGAATCCAAGCGATATTCAAAAGAGCTTCGAGGAGCGCATGAATGCAGTCAATGAATTGCAGACACTCGTCGATGAAGTCGATGGTGCTGAATTCAGTGGCGAGCAGGAGCAGACATTCGAAAGATTGAATGACCAAATCGACGGACTCGATACAAAGATCCGCACAGGCTTGGAACACTTGAATCGTGAAAAAGAATCTGCCGAAGCCCTCGAAGACTTTCGCTCCTACAACAATCTCACAGCACCTGCTGTAGAGGTTGCTGTAGAAAAAACAGACGACACTGAAATGTTCCGTCAATTACTACGTGGAGAGATCCGTGGTTTCACCTCTGGGTTTGAAGCTCGTGACCTATCTACATCGTCAGCAACGGCCGGCGGAAATTTGGTAACTGACGTGCTCTACGACAGAGTTGTCGAGAAATTCACAGAAGAAGGTGTAGCACTTCAAGCAGGCGCCACACTTCTTCAGACTGAATCAGGCGAAGACATGTTGATACCAACAGTTACCTCATACACTTCTGGCGCACTTGTTGCTCAAGGAGGCAGTATAGGGGAGTCAGATCCTGCGTTCGGACAGTCCACACTTACCACTTATAAGTATGCAGCGATTACAGATGTTTCATCTGAATTGGCAGAAGACAATGGCGTTGGAAACTTCAACGTATTGAACTTCGTTGCTGACCAAGGTGGAGCAGCTGTTGGACGTGCGTTGTCAGCAGGTTGGTCTACTGGTACAGGTTCATCTCAGCCACAGGGCTTTGTGAATTGTACAAAAGGTGTAGACGCAGCCAGTGCAACTGCAATTACAGCCAATGAGCTCGTGGACCTCCAACACTCAATCACTGCCCCATATCGCCAAGGCGCTGCATGGGCTATGAATGACTCAACTCTGAAGGCAGTGAGGAAACTTACTGACTCGGGAACAGGCGCCTATGTTTGGCAGCCGGGTTTAAGAGCCTCACACCCTGATGAACTACTTGGTAACCCTGTTTACACAGATACCAATATGGACTCAATAGCAACAGCCAAGAAAACTGTTGTTTACGGTAACTTCGAACGTGGATACTTTGCCCGCATTGCTGGCGGAGTTCGTGTCGAAAGCACAAACGCAGACAAATGGACAACTGATCTCATTTCAGTTCGTTTCATTGTTCGTGGTGGTGGTGTCATTGTTGACACAAACGCTATGCGTCACCTTCTTCAGGCTTAGTCCTGAAAAACCCTTTGCATTGTCGGGAGCCTTCGGGCTCTCGGCTTTGCACTTATTAATTGGAGAACCATGAAAATTCGTTTACTTGAATCTATATCAGGCTCAACAGGCGCCTTCGCTGCTGGCGAAGAAACAGATTGGGCTGACGCTAAAGATGCACAACGTCTAATTGACGCTGGCATTGCCGAGAAGGTAACCGCCCCTCGGAAGAAAAAGGTCGAGACCGCATCCGAAAACAAGGACATCGAGACCGCAACTACTGACTAGGAGTCATCTTGGCTTACTATGCCAATCTTTCATCCGACTCACGCCTAATTCTAAGAGACGCTGCCGAGGCACTATCATGCACCTTTTATTCAGGGGAAACAGCCATTGATGCTGATGGTGCAGTAACAATCGGAATAGTTGATAGTGCAGGAACAACAGTTGTTGCTTCTGGTACTGCAACTTCTTCAGGTGGGACAGGTATTTATACCTACTCTTTAGCGGGACAGTCGAACTTAAAAGAACTAACTGCCACATGGAGTGGTACATGGGGATCTGCCATGGAATTCAAGACGACCTCTCAGGTTGTCGGGGGGTTTTATACAACCCCTGCTGAAGTTCGTGGTCTCAATTCCATTTCAGGGGAGACAGGAACCTTCCCAGCAGCAGATGTAGTTGACGCAATTACTTACGCAGAACAGATTATTGACGACTACGTGGGAGCACCTTTTGTCCAGAGGTACCAAATGGACACGATGAATGGCACTGACACTCAGGTCATTAAAGGCACGAAGATGTTCCCAACAACTCTTCTCGCTGCTTCTATAGATGGCACTGCATTAAGTTCAGATGAGATTTCTAACACTGCTCTTTTCGAAGACGGAACCATGAGACGTAAAGACTCGATATGGGCTTATACCGAGGCAGGAAACAATGTTGTTCTCGAATACGAATACGGTTCATCTACTTACGCTCCCAATGACATCAGATGGTGTGCAAGAACTCTTGCTCGTTACCATCTGCTTGAACAAGTATCGAATATCCCTGACAGAGCTATCTCCATACAATCGGAGGTAGGTCAGATACAACTAGCCCAACCGGGGATGAACCGCCCGACACCTTTGCCCGACGTCAATGTGATTTTAAATCGCCACCGTCATCGGGCTCCAACTGCTTTTTAGGAGACCCAATGCAATGGCTTGAATATGGCTTGACCGCCATCGCACTAACACTTTTCACTTATGGTCTTTACCTCGCATGGGAGCCTCTGGCTTTCTTGTTCGGGGGAGCGCTCTTCCTTCGGATGGCTTGGTCATTCGATGGAGGTGACGAATGATCCGAAGATTACTTGGTGCAAAACCTGAAGAAAGAAAACTGACATTCTCGGACATTTGGCAACGTGGCCTCGATAGTAGTTCTGCAAGAAGTACTGCTGGCGAGATCGTTGACTACGATTCAGCCCTTA